GCCAGCACCACCACCACCTCCACCACCACCTCCAGCACAGGCTGTACCAGCACCGACTAAGAGGAGTGAGGTAGAGAAAAAAATGAAAGATCCTAAAAGAGTTTCTAGGAAAAAAACCATAATGACTTCACCGCAAGGCGTATTGGGTGAGGATGATAGCGTTATGCGATATGGTACATTGTTAACTGGCAGCACAAATAAAAAATCCTAGTTTTGGTGAGGTTGTCGAGCTACTAAGGCATAGTCGGCTGCACAGATCTGTTAGGCTAAAAAAACTTATAGATAATTTCGAAACACCATTAACGATTAATCAGTATAGGTTCTGGCGAAATAAACATGAAAAGCTTGTTGCTTTTTGTTCATATGCGCTTGTGTCTGACGAAGCGCTTACCATGCTAAGAAATGGCGCATCAATGGATAAGGATTGGTGGCAATCTGGCAATCATTTATGGCTGGCTGAGTTTGTAGCTCCCTTTGGTCATGTATCATTTATTGTAAAAGATACAGTCCGATATTTTAATAAGGAACATGGAATTGGAACTGGATATTGGTATAGACCAACTAAACAGAAAAAAGGACATATTGGGCGAGATTATGCCCTGGATAGATCCGACATACTGTTTTATAGGAGATGATGGCGGTGGTGGCGGCGGCGGTGGCGGTGATGACGATTACGATCCACCAGAAGAAGATCCAGATTATGATCCAGATCCACCAAGCAGTCCAGATCCAGGTCCAGGCCCAGGAGATGGTGATGATGGTGATGATGATAATTATAATCCGCCAGAAGAAGATCCTGAATATGATCCAGATCCGCCTAGTAGTCCAGAACCTAGTCCGCCAAGCACTCCACCTCCGAGTGATGATGATGATGATGATTACCAGGATAATGAAGAAGATCCACCAGAGGAAGATCCAGATTATAATCCAACACCACCTCAAGATCCGCCTTTCCCAGATGATCCATACTATGATGACGAGGAAGGGGATGGTACTGGCGAAGATCCACCACCAGACGATCCTAGTTTTCCAGACGATCCGTTTTATGATGATGAAGAAGGTGACGGAACTGGTGAAGATTCGCCACCAGATGATGATGACGGAGATGACAATTTAGGTGGCGGTGACGATAATGGAGATGATCCATATGTTCCGCCGTCAACAACACCAGATCCGCCAGCAGACAATACCACTGGATCTGCAAATCCAAGGGATGTTGTTAGAGCTGGTGATGAAGAAGAAGAAGAAAATAGAAAGCGTGGCCGATCAAAAGGCACAATTTTAACTTCAGCACAAGGTATTGTTGGTGGTGCGCCTATCCGCAGAAAAACTTTATTAGGATTATAAATGGCAGAAAATGATTTAGCTCATATTCTACTTAGTCGATTTGGTAGTTTAGAAAATATGAGATCAACCTGGGAATCCCATTGGCAAGAGATAGCCGACTATGTTGTTCCTAGAAAAGCTGATGTAACCAAAGTTAGATCTGGTGGTGATAAGCGCACAGAACTTATATTTGATGGTACAGCAATTCATGCAGCAGAACTTATGTCTGCTTCACTTCATGGAATGTTAACTAATGCGAGTACAAAATGGTTTAGTTTGCGCTTCCAGGACAGATTTCTTGATAGTGATGATACCGCAAAAGAATGGCTTGAAGGCGTTGAAGATATTATGTACCAGGCATTTTCTAGGTCTAACTTCCAAGAACAGATACACGAACTGTACCATGATCTAATTACATTCGGTACTGGCGTTATGTTTGTTGAATCTGATGATGAGTTTCAGCTAAAGTTTTCGACCAGGCATATATCAGAATGTTATTTATCTGAAGATGAAAATGGGCGAGTAGATACAGTTTATAGAAAATTTAAGATGCCAGCACGTGCAGCCATAGCTCGTTTTGGTGAAGCAGCTGTGCCGCAGCGTGTCGCTAAGTTAATGCAAAACAATCCTTATGAAGAAATAACTTTGCTTCATGCTGTATTCAAAAGAGATGAAAGAGATGTAACCAGGATAGATTCACTAAATAAACCTTTTGCTTCTGTTTATTTAGATCCAGATGAAAAGAAAATTTTGTCTGAAGGCGGATTTGATGAATTTCCCTATACAGCACCAAGATTTTTAAAAGCTAGTTTTGAAATTGGCTATGGCAGATCACCAGCCATGACAGCTTTGCCAGACATAAAAATGTTAAATAAAATGTCTGAAGTAACAATTAGGGCCGCCCAAAAACAAGTTGATCCTCCACTTCTTGTTCCAGATGATGGTTTTATACTCCCCATAAGAACTATACCAGGCGGCCTTAACTTTTATAGGTCTGGATCAAGGGATAGAATAGAACCATTAAACATAGGCGCAAACAATCCATTAGGCCTAAATATGGAAGAACAGCGTAGAAAAGCTATACAATCGGCTTTCTACGTTGACCAGTTAATTCTTGGTCAAGGACCACAGATGACAGCAACAGAAGTTGTGCAACGTACTGAAGAAAAGATGAGATTGTTAGGGCCAGTATTAGGAAGATTGCAAGCTGAATTACTACAGCCACTTATCACTCGTTGTTATAATATTTTAGCCAGGCAAGAAGCTTTTGAGGTTGCGCCAGAATTTATGCAGAATATTGATATAGAAATAGAATATGTATCACCTCTAGCTAAAGCGCAAAGATCTGGTGATGTGCAATCAGCACTACGTTTACTGGAGTTAATGCAACCACTTGTAGGTGTAGATCCAAGTATTATTGATTATTTAGATTCAGATGGCCTAACCAAACATATGGTCAAAGCTTTATCTGTACCAGCTACAGCTATTCGAGGTGATGAAGAAGTTGCCGAGATACGACAAAGAAGGGCAGCAGTACAACAACAGCAAGCAGAAATGATGCAAGCGCAGCAAGCAGCAGAAGCAGCTGGTAATGCAGCACCAGCATTGCGAGCAGTTAACGCTACAACCGAGCAAGCACAATGAGCATAGAAGATTTAAGAGCAGCCTATAAAACACTTTTAAATACAGAAGATGGCCAGATTGTAATGAAAGATCTGCAAGCCAGGTATCACATTAATGGATCTACATTTTCACAAGATCCAAACGAAACAGCCTACAGAGAAGGGCAGCGAACTGTAGTCTTATTTTTATTATCAATGCTGCAAGAACCAAAAACTAGAGAGGACATAGTAGAAACATGAGTGAAGAAGCCCAGGTAGCGGAAGCTCCAGTAGATGCTGGACAAGCTCCGTCTGCGCAGCCAGTGCAATATAATTGGCGCTCAGATATTCCAGAAGATATAAAAGATCATAAATCATTAGAAACTATCCAAGATGTGCCAGGATTAATAAAAAGTTATGTAAATGCACAGTCTATGATAGGTGCAGATAAGGTTGTAAAACCTGGTAAGTTTGCCACATCAGACGATTGGAACAGTTTTTATGATAAAGTTGGTAGGCCAGCAAGTGCTGATGACTATCAATTAGAAAATAAACTAGCCGAAGGCCAGGCAGAAAACGCTGATATGGTTAAATGGTTCAAGAAAACAGCGCATGAAGTGGGATTATTACCTCACCAGGCGCAAAATTTATTAAATAAATATAACGAATATAGCGGTAGCCAGGTTCAACAATCAGCAAATGTGACTGAAGATCAAATAAACCAGGTATCATTAGAGCTAAAAAAAGAATATGGCCAGGCATTTGAT